CTTTATCTGTCTTAACAGAATCAACTTTTTTCTGATGAGACTTAGCAAGGTGAGCCATAAACTCGTTCACGTTTGGCTTAGTGCCAGTACGAACTGTATGGTTAATATAAGTCTTCAAAGGAATACGGTGACTCTCAATAGCTGTATGAGTTTCTGGACCAGTCTTAGCATGAAGCTTAGCAGCTGCTGCCATATGCTTTACAAACCTAGTTTGATGCTGAGGCTTGTAATCAATACCAGACATGTCATGCTCAGTTGAAATCAGGTGAACGTCTTTATGAAGACCAAACTCATCAAGATTCGGAGCATACTCAGCTTTCATATCCTCTAGGTTCTTACCATTGTACTTGGTATGAACAGCCACGCCAATTCTAGATCTCGAAGCAGCTTTGCCATGAGGTGAATTCTTGTCAGCAGAATACGTAATGGTATTCGGAGTAAAGTGAATCTTGTTACCAGACTCGTGCACATCATTTGGTGTATGCATGATATCACCTTGGAACACTCCCTTCTTTGGAGTTACCTTTGGCAGGTGATCGAGAGCTGCTTTGAGCTTTTCAACAAGACCAGGAGCGTGACCATGATTACGCTGAATATCTTCATGCGTATAGTTGATCTTTGGATTCTTATTAAATGCAGACTTGGAAGCCACAAAGAACTTACCAGTTTCTGGATGGCGACCAAACACAACAGAAGGCGAACCATCATACTTCATGGTTACCTTAGTGGCATTATCTTTACCAGTTAACTTATCATGCACATCTTTGAGATTATGATAAGCATGCGAGAAACCCTCGCCGCCTGCATTAATCACATGATCTTCTGCATGCTCGAGGTGCTTCAGCTTTTCTTCGCTGGCTTCTTCTGTAAGGAAATTTTTGAATGCTGTCATTTGATTGTCTTTATCGATCCATCTGGTTTCACGAAATAAGCTTCGAATTTAACATTGGGGTATTCCTTTTGGAGTTCAAGGAATGCCTTTAGGTTACTCATAGCATCGTCGTACAAACGAGTTTTAGTGTAGTTTTGAGTATTTAGGTATTTGCGAAACACAACTTTTTTTGCTTCAGCAGGTGAATCCATTCCTAGATTACCTGAACGCTCAACGTGCATTGAGTCGATTGGAAGACCATGATCGCGGAAAGTTTGAAGGAACATTTCCTTATCGTCAAAGTCAGCTCGAGCCGTTACAATAATTGCTCGACTATGAACGTTCTTTTTGGCTTTGACAATAGCCTTTGCCTTTTCGATCATTCTTACAATTGGTGTAGAGGTCTTACGAAACACCTCAGCAGATGCAAACTCTCTGAAGTCGTATTCTTCACCGGCCTTACGTTTGTAGGTATTGAATTCCTGGTTGTCCAACATCCGAACAACCTTGCCATCCTTAACTACAGCAACTTTGGCTTTGGTATGAAAGAGCGTCTCATCAATATCAAAGATCGTGAGAGTTCCGGAACCTACAAAATTTCTAAATCTGTTTATCTTTTTCATATTATCTTTATATCTTGTTTTGAAAATAATGTACACAGTTATTTCACACGAACTTTAATATCGTTTGGATATTCGCCCGCTTTAGAGTTTCGAATCTCGATAAGATACTTTTTAGCAGGAGAAACAAGATCGATATAGATCGTCTTTGTGTTCTTTCCAGGATATCGAACGTCTTCTACGCGTACGTTTGACAGCTTGTCCAGTTTTGCTCTATCGATCCAGAAAACTTCCCAACTAGCCGTGGTTTTACGAACGTAGAAGTAGTTCATACCCCATACCGTTTTAAAGATTTCTTTTATCTTGCTCGAATTCACTTTGCCTGCAGGCAATTTTGGTCGAATTTTCTTTTGATTAGAACGCTCATCAAAACCAGCTTGAACTTTATTAAGATCTACGCCAAACGCCATGAGAAGTTTTGCGCCTTCGGAATTCGGTTGCAAGTCTCCAGAATTATTAAATAGAGATCCTGCTCCTGGTAATGCACTAACAGTTGCACCGTTTTTATCTTTAAGAGATATAAACCACTTTTTACCTGTAGTGTCTGTTAAGACAATGTCTCCAATTACCTCGCCAAGATCTTCAACTCTTACACCGGTTTTCTTTGTTGAACCTTTTCTCTGTTCAACTTTGGCAATCTCAACGTTTTTAAATTCTGGATATGTTGCTTCAAGTTTCTTAATTAAATCTTTATAAGAACTGTCTGACAACCCTCTTAAGAAATATTTTTGAAGATCGGTAACTACCTTGCCTTCAAACTTCTCTCCTTTGTTAGCTCCTTGAGCCACGACCAAGTCAAACTTTTGTCCAGAAAGCGTAAATGAACAGCTTGAAAACTTTGAACTATTTGGAGAAATATCATTGAACTTAATCGTCGTGGCTTGTGGAATAGTTCTCTTCACAATATCTACGATATCTTTGATTAGCTTTGCGCTGGTATTATTATCTTTATTAATGAGTTGTAATCGAAACTCACGTGTAGACTTGTCGCCCTTTCCAGGTTTTCCTGCAGGCGCAGTTGTTGCTACCGTATAGTTATACGGTTTCAATATTTCATTTAAGTCTGATCCAAACTGTTTAAAATCTGTGGCCATAATCTTATTTATCAGACAAAAGAAAACCGGCCCGAGTATTGCTACTGGGCCGGCCGTATTAATTATATTAAAATATTTTATTTTTAATCGCGATATCCACGACGCTCAAGATGATCATTGTCATATGTAGAAGTTGTCTTGCGCTTAAAATTAGTACCAAGTTTTTTAGCTACCATATGTTGACCGACTTCTCTTTTAGCTACATTTTTCATAGCTTTGTCACCGCTGTTATAATGCTTAGCTTCTTTTGATGAATCTTCTGCATCATCTGCCTTATTATAATGGTACCCAGCTTTTTTCCAATTTTTATTAAGATCGGCTTTGGATTTTTTTACATAGTTTTGACGCAAAGTATCTGATATTTCTTGTAGATCTTCAGTTTCAAAGTGTGACTCAAGATTTTCAATATACATGTGAAGCATGTCAACATAATCTTCTAAAGTAAGCTCTAGCTCTTCGTTAACCGGGTCTGTAAAACCAGCATTCACCATTGACTTCTGCTGTTCTGAAATAAACTTTACGTACTTGTCGACTGACATAATAGAATCCTCTTGTTGGACAATAATTAAGCTACAAGTTTATTTATACAAAACCATTCTGGAACCGGCCGCTTAGTCCAAGACATTTTAAATCGATCCTGTTTGGTCTGATAGAACTTACGATAGGATCCTACAATATCTTTGTAGTCTATACACTCAGGATTAGCCTTCATGGCTAGTGGCTGAGGAGTCTTGTAACCAACAGGAATGTTACGAGGCAATTGCTTGAGTACCTCACGAAGCAGCGTATCAGTGGCATGAACCTTACCATAACGATACGTGTACTCTTCACAGAGAGCTACAAAATGGACATAATGCCAGTTGTAGTTGTTATTGCTCTCGGCCGTCCAGATGGTACAAGGGTGATGCATATGAACTGCACGATAAAGAACATCCTCGCGTTCATCAGGAAGAGTCCATGCCTTTGACATAGTCTTGCCAGACTTTGATGGCACACGAGTCTGTACGCCGTCAAGCATACGATGAACTGTCGAAAGCATTTGAGCTGACTCGACAATCATCTTGACAACGTGCTTATCGCACTGCAATTGAGCGGCTACAACTGGATCACTATCAAGAACAAATAAATTCATAATAATACCTTAATACATCAAATACGAAATATTGTACACCGTTTTATATCTGAATTCCTGTCACCTGCTTGATGTACTGTGTTGCTACCATCTGGCCAGTTTTCACGGCACCAACAATAGTTGTATCAGAGATCAATACGTTACTATCAGGCGCAGATACCAACCATGGCATCATACCGAATCCACCATTACCAGTCATGGCAATAGATCGTGGCTTAATAAGCTCAGTCACTCCACCTTCTTGCTTCACTCGTGCAATGATTTCCTCACCCGAGATAAGCTTAATCGTATAAACTTCATTCTGTTCCATTATCTTCTACCTTATGCACGTATTTAAATTTCTGTTCTTCTGGCCAAGCTTTGAGATAGTCATTGTCCTCGTCAAACAACCGAAGATATTCCGCATCATCGATAACACGAGTAGAAGTGATTGTCTCGTCAAGATGTAACTGACTAAACTCTTCAGCCTCTTTGAAAATCACAGTATCTTTGGCATCATCTGCGCTTTCACATTCAATGACATATCGCATGCGAAACATGTCGATTGTCTCTACAAGATACTTAGGCACCTTTTACCTCACGAAAAGTTGTTTTACCATATTGAGTCGCATAATACCATTGGCCACCACAGACAGTGCACCAAATATCACCAGTAGTGGTATTACCATCTGGGTTGGTATTATTGCCATGCTTGTCATAGACTGGCGGATAGTATGCGCACGTAGTCA